TGCTGTTTGAGCTGTGCTTGGAACTACGACTTGTTCTTGTCTTGCTTGACCAGGATAACCAGCTATCAATTGTGTTACACCAGATCCGTATTGTTGAGCTGCAGTCAACGGTTGCTCTAACTGTCTCTGAGCTAACTGCTGCTGAGCTGTTAAACCTGCTTGTGCCTGTGCTTGTTGTAATCCACCTAGTGTAGTTAAACCAGTAACTTCTTGGCCAGCTAACTGTGGAGCTGTTCTAGCTAAACCTAGTTGATTGGTTAAAGCTTGTTGTAAAGCCGTTTGCGCTTGACTAAATCCTTGTTGATTTAATTGTGCGAGTAATGCTGCTCGGTTCCTGTCGCTTGTTGCTTGATACTCAGCTCTTTGCACACCTTCTCTACCACCACCAAGAACACCTCTTGATACAGCACTCGCTGCAATACTAGGTAAACCTTTTGCTGCTTGTACATCAAACTCTGCTAGCGTTGCATCTATTACATCTTGTTGATAAGGCGATTTAAAACCTTGAACTAAACTTTGTAATTCAGCTCCTGTTTTTGGAGCAAGACCAGCTGCTGTTTGTAAGAATGGTTGAAATGAACCTAATCCACCTGCTTTACTAATTGCATCTTGTGTTAATGCACCAAGACCAGCTGTAAATTGTGGACCATAAACTTGTGATAAATCGGCTGTCTTAAAACCACCAATTGCTTTTTGTAGATCAGCTAAATATGTTTTACCCGCAGCTTCTATAAAGGGTGCGGCTCGTGTTGTTGATGTTACTGTTTCTGTTGCCATTATACTACCTTACTCTCTAATTTTTTCATGGTGTCATACATAAGTTGAGCACCTTTATCAATATCTCCACCACCTGCTGCTCTTACAGCATCAGCAGTAAATACAAATTCGTTATTTGAAAGCATCGCAGGGATGTCGTCAGCTTTTTCTTTTATACCAACCGGTTGAATAAATCCACCTGTTTCTCTTAAATCTAGCTCTTTTACGCCAGCTTTATTTTGTCTTACGGGTAGGCCCTCGATGCCTGCTGCCATTATTACTTTGTCATCAGTGCCCATAGCATAACCTATACGTCCACCTGTAGCTGCCATAGTCTTTTGATCAGCTACTTTTTTTCTACGTAGGTCTTCTAAATATTCTTTATAGAGTTGTTCCATATTCATCTTTTGCTCTATACCTCTTCGCTCTTTCATGTATTCTTCGAAAGAAGGAATTTTTCTATCACTCGTTACCTTGAATATTTTTGGTTTGTCCTCTACTAACATTCCGTTTTCATATCCTATTCTACCACCCATAGCTCTATATTCTGCTGTGTTCTCTTGTACGAACTGAAATACTTCTTCGTCTGTAGCGTTAGGATTTAAGTTCTTATATCCTTGAGTTAAATAACCAGTTAATGATTCTAAATCTACTTCAGCGTTTGGATCACTAGTATCTAATCCACCTGCTTCGGCTGCTGATAATACCGCTGATCCTAATGATCCTATTGCAAATGAAGCTAACGTGCCTTTGCCTTTAGAACTAAATGCACTAGAAACTAAATTAGCACCTGGTAAATTACCAAACTTAAAAGCACCACCAAAGCCACCACCTAATCCATAGATACCTGCACCTAATAAAGCAGCTTTACCTAGATCTGATTTAATAAATTTTTTAGCACCGCTAGCTACACCTTTAACAGCGCCTTTAACAGCTTTACCTATAGACTTTACAATACTACCTAAACCGTATTGTGCCCTGCCTCCTGATGCCATATACTTTTGTGTAAGTCTTTCAGCTTCATCTCTTAATATCTCTAATTCTTCTTCTGTTAAAAGTCTTAGTTCTTTACCAAATAACTGTAATGCTAATTCATTTATTGAATCTGTCATGTCTGGCCCTGAAGCCATCATTTGATTAGGTCTTAGATCACCCTTTAATGTTATATCTGGTGCGCCTGCTGTGAATTCTTTTGCTTGTATAGTCTCTGTTATTGCCATAATTTAGTCTCATTTGTATTTGAAAGGCAGGCCTACTTATCCTGAAATATCACACTTTATTTGATTTTTTTGCTATCGTCAATACCTTTGAGAGGTTGACTTCCTTGATACAAGTCGTCCCAAAATCTACCACAATAAGAATACTCACCAACGTGTGTAATATAATCTTTTAAATATACGTGTATTTTACCACCCATATCTGACCATCTTTGACAGAAACCAAAGTCTTCACCAAAGTATCTCTTAGTTTTAGGATCATGAATAGTATCAAACAGATTAAACATATTGTCTTTTTTTTCGTTTTTACCATTAATTATCGTTGGCTGATATATCTCTAGTTCAGGGTATTTTTTAATCATCTTTTCTATAACTTCTCTTTTAATCAACATACAGCCAGTGGGAGCATGTGTTACTTCTGCTACTCCATCTTCTACTTGTACTTTTTGAGGGTCTTCTAGTTTTAAAGGAAAGGTATAACCAGCTTTAGCTAAGTCATCTTGATTAGTGACTGCTCTATGTTTTTCTGTCATTCTTTTCCATGCTTTATCCCAATCAAATGTTTTCATGGGGTATGGACAGCTTATTACATCTTTATTTTTTTCTAACATTGTAAAGATAGTCTTTGATTGAAAGTCAATATCTGAATCTATAAATAATAAATGTGTGTAGCCATCTGCATGGTTTAACATTTCAGCTACACACAAGTTTCTACCTTGTGTAACTAAAGAGGATTTCATCAAAGTAAAACTACATAATATTTTTCGTTGTATACAATCTTGTTGAAACTTTAATACAGCTTGACAGTAGTGCATAGATACGTCGCTATGCACAGGTGTGCATACCATAATCTTATATGGAGAAAACATACCAATATTTATTTCTGTAACTCCTTCTCCGTTTACTTTATTGTTTTTAATTGTTTGATAAGTATCAGGGTTTTGTGCTACTGTTTTAGTCGGATCTGTTTTAGTAAACCAAATGGGCTCATTGTTTGCGCCTTGCGCTTTATTACTTTTTTGCATTTACCGCTCCTTCCAAAAATCTTTTCCAAGACGTGCCTATTTTATTCCAACCGTAATATACTTGAGCATATGCAGATTGACATTCTAAATGATTATGTATTTCTTCTCTGTGTAAACTTTCAGCGGCAGCGTCTATGCCAAATGCAAATTTTTGAGCGAGTAGTCTTCTATTATCTTCATAGGGTACATACATAGGAAACTCAGCACCTGTTTCAAATAAAGCGCCATAATTAGTTGTAATACAATACAACCCTGCAGCCATACATTCTAACAAAGATATACAAGACGTTTCTTCAAATATACTTGGATAAACATACATATGATATTTATGTAAATTATCTTTTATATAACTATTAGGTTTATATCCTATATAGTTAACGTTGGGTAATTGCTCTGCTTGTTTATATAATTCTTTATAGTTGTGATCGTTTTGATCATAAAAATCTTTACCATATATTTCACAAGAAGAGTAAACATCTAATGTTACTAATGGATTTTTTACTAACTGCATAGCTCCTAACAAAACAGATAATCCTCTCCAAGGTGTATTTTGATGTATAATTTTTATAGGCTGATTTTGTTCATACGGTTTAGATTTTTGTATTTTATCTATACCGTTTTTAATAACTACTGATTTATGTGTAGGTATATCAAAGTGATCTCTAAAATGTTCGTAGTTCCAATGACTATTAAACACATACCAATCGTATTTGTTGTGATTAGATTTATTTTTAAACCAGTGATATAAGTTACCTTGATCGTAAGAATTTTTTTGCCATAGAATATTTACTTTTGTAGGATGTAGGGGAATCTTTTCAGGCACAGATGTACATATCTGTACTTCATCTAATAATTTTGAATCGACATATCTTGTTAAATAGTCGAATTGTAATTCTGTTCCACCTCTAGGATTTTGGTTTATTGTCATTATTATTCATCGCTTTCTGTATCATATCTAAACCTTTCGGAGATACCTGTACAGTTACATCTTGTACTATGTCAGGTCCTTCTTTCTTTTCTTTAAACGTTTCACCAGTTTTAGTATTACGCCACGTAGTTATCGTAGTGCAATCTATTTTATATACATTATCCGTTTTCATTCTCTCTGTTTATTAAAGCATAACTTATCAGGCCTTGTATTTTATTACTGCCTGTAGCTGCTTGCACAGTTATAGCATCTCCTGCTTCTAAATTCAAGCCTTGTGGTGTTGCATTTACTTGTGACTTACCGGGCACATCATCTCGAAAAAATTCATATTCAGTATTGGAATCAGAAGAATCAACAAAGTTCATATTTACCACGATAGAGGAAGATGCATCATTATTAGCACAATATATACTTTTAACTATAATTGCACCATCAGTGGGGCAAGTAAGCACGGTAGCTTTAGCTGTATCAACTTGTTTAAAACCTTGATTTTTATAAAATATACTCATGATAAGAAATAGTTAAATGCATCCTGTTCGTTTTTTAAATCTTGTTGAAAAGAAAAATTAAGCTGTTGTTGTAAAGTATTTAAAGACTCTAATATCTGTCTTTGATTTTCTACATCATACTCAGGTTTTGGTTCAGGTATATAGTTTGTAACTTTTGCCATTATCCTACTAACGTATATGCATCTGCTGGTAAAGAAAGAGGCGTTCCTTTTTCTTTATTTTCTAGTAAATCTTGTTTCATTAACTCTATCATTTGAGGACTTTGAATACCTAAATTTTCATATCCTGAATAAAGATTTTTAAGTGTTCGATCTAATTTACTGTTTGGGGCAAAAGCCATTAAATCGTTTCCAGGTAAGTTAACATCAATAGTTTGAATACCTGTGCTGGGTACATTAACACCCATTGGTGCAATAGGATTAGCAAATGTTTCAATAACGTCAGGGTTAGTTAATCCCATTCTACTTTCCGTAAATCCTTTTAAATCTCTACCTGTTAAAACGTTTTGTGCTGTGCTTGGTTGAAGCCCCATTGCTTCTAACATATCAATATTCGTTTGACTAAAACTTTTTCCTTTAGATTTTCTGTCATATAAATTATCTAGTCGATTTTGTAATTGTCTTTGTTGTCTAGCTGCTTCATACTCTGCTTGAGTTCTTGGAGAGCCATCTTCATTATAACCTCTAAGGTCTTGAAGTTTATCTCCTAAAAAACCTAAACCTGTTTTTAATCCTCCTAAAGCTAAACCTACACCTGGTATACCCGTTATTAAAGATAAGAGCCCACCAAATATCATGCTTGGCGCAAATCTATTTTTCATAGTTCCACTTCTAGGATCAAACCTTAAATTTGGATTAAGACTTTGAGCCATACGATTTTTTCCGTATTGAGAAAATTGACTAACTTTACTTCTGTCTACTTTGTCAAAACCTCCACCAGTGGTTAAAGATTTATCTACCCTACCAGTTTTTCCTTGTAAGCCCATTGCTTTGTCTCTAGCATCAGAAAATCCACCTCTTTGTCCTCCTGATGTAGATGTTCCAGGAGATATGTCATCTCCTTGAGCTTGACCTGCTGAAAAAAATCCTTTTCTAACTCTTAAACCTTTATCTATCATTATCTTCTTCCATCCGGTTGTGCATCAAGTCTAAAGGTGCCGTATCTCCAAGATTCACCTGTAGATGTATTAGCTATCTGAATAGCCACTAATCGACCTCTAGCTCGTGTATCTATCTTATCAGTGGTTGCTGTTATTGTAAAGGGACCTAATGGAGAGCTTACAGCTGTGTTATCTGGGTAGTCATTTAAAAATAACGTAACTGTAGAATTACCACGTAAAAATTTAAAATCAGGTATAAATCGTTTTACTGACATAAAAAATTCTCCATCACCTCTATAGTCAGCCACACCTGTCATTTGTCCCAGTGGACTTCTTCTAGATGTAATATCCCAGTCTCCAGATTTAATAAAAGCATCAATAGATGTAGTGCCCGAACTATTAACCTGATCGTCTCCTAACTCATGAGCATAATAAATAGAAGATCCATATGTATTAGTTATGCCTGATATCTCAGAAAAAACTGGTGTTGCTGTTGAATTATAATCAGTTGCATAAGGTAAATTATATACCCCTTGGTCTTGATAACTTGATCTATCTAAAGAAGAAGTTGTAAAAACATTTTCTGAGTAATTATACGTTACACATCTGTCAATTTGTGTAGACCCTGATTTAGGGTAGAACCAATTAATTTCTGTAAACAAAGCATTTGGTGAAGAATAAATTATTTCACTTGCATCATAGTTGACACCTAAATTATCTCCATCTGTGCTAAATACAAAGTCTTCAACCAGGCACGGTAATGATTTTACTGTACCATCGAATACAAAAAATCCTCCTTCAGCAGACATCCACCACACAGCTCCGTTTGCATATGACACAGCTTTTGGTCCTATACATCCACAGTTTGTACCAACTTGTCTAACACTAAAAGTAAAGGGTGGACCCACAAATTGAATAACATAAGCAGCCTGATCTGTTATTACAAAGACATAATCTTTACCTTGTATAGCAGCTACAATTTTGTTTCCTGTATCTAATCTAAAAGACCCTGCAGTATTAGTAGCTGTCGGTGAATAAGTATTTAAATCTTCTTGATTAGAAAATCTTACAAACATC